GAGTTTGGCAATCCTTATATTATTTCTAATGATTCCATTACTAAGTATATCGCAAGTAAAATTCATAATAAGTAATGATACACTTGTTGGTTATACATTTAATGAGAATAGACAGATAGCTTTAGTATTTAAAGAAGGTGAATACTATAAAGAACTTAATAGTATTAACGATGGTCTAGTTAAATCTAAAGATAATATTATAGATACTTATAAACTGCAATTAGGTGTTTCAAACGATCTTACCAATTCGCAACAGAAGCGATTACAGGAACTCTTATCCCTTGCTGATAAGAATGTTAATGCGAATAACAAACTAAGAAAATCGCGTAACTTCTGGCTTACCATTACAGGCACACTTACATTAGTAGTAACAGGTTTAATATTCATCAAATAATATATGCTACATCTTTGGACAGTTAATGGTAATACACTTATTTTGAATGTTAGCGAGATTCTTAAATATAAGGAACTCGCTATCATTTATAAACGTGATGAATCAGATGATAAAGCATTTGCACGTAAAGAATTTAGGTATATAGACTTTCTATCTAATCGTGAAGGTTATTGTGTACTTAATGGACTATCTAAAAAGGATGCTCATAAACATGCAGTTCTTAATAGTAATCTACATCCTGATTATAAACCTGATACATTTATTAAGATAGCTATATCTAAAGTATATGATGAACTTAATGGTGGTGTAATTGAGAAACTTATTGATAGTGCTGTTAGATCACTTAATATTGCTTCAAGTGGTATAGTACAGATGACAGATAAAGCAGAAGATATAATTGAAAAAGCTTCTGGTACAGATGAAGATATTGCTAAACTGATTGGTTTACTTACACAGATTAATACTATGTCTGCAAGTATACCTGTTAAAGTACGTACATTATTAGATCTAAGAAAAGAATATGATATCTCAAGTAAAGGAACCGTTATCGAACGTGGAGGTAAAACCTATACACCTAGCCTTGACGGAGATGGCGAAGTTGAATCTATTGGCTCTGACGAAGACGATAGAATGGAGGACTGAAACATTCGATTATAGACTCGGAGATAATACTTTTATAGATTATATCCTAGAAGATAAATCGAAGTATGTTAAGATGTGCGATGTGTTCAATGATAGAACAGGTCGTAATCATCGTGATGTAGATGATGATTTTCTTCTAGGAAATAGTGGCGGTGTTTTAATGAATATTAATTTTGTATTTATTAATACAGATATATTTAGTAGAACAGCTGATCACTTTATGAAGTTTGGTACTTATTGTGAAGCTCAAGTTGATAGTCCTGAATATAATAAGTTTTGGAATCGTGAAACTGCTAGACGTAAACGTGGTGCTACTGCTAAATGTAAACTATATTATAAGGATATAAATGAATACTTTAATGATAAAACTACTGAAGTTCGTAAAAAAGAACTACTACATGATCTACGTATAACAGGTGATCATTATAACTATCTTAATTATGGTCGTATAGAACGTACACCTAATGAGATAGAACGTAAGAAATTAGATAGTGAAGGTTTATATAAAGTTGAAACTGTTCCGGGTTTTCCACGTTCTTGGGATGGTGATTATTGGAATTTTAAGATAGATGAGTTTATAGGTAATAATAAATATCATCTAGCTAAAGCTAAAGCTCGACGTAAAGGTTTTAGTTATAAACGTGGGAGTCAAGCCGCAAATACACTTAATCTTAATAAAGGTGTAACAGTTGTTCTAGCAGCAGATATTATTAATTATCTGACTGATCCTGAAGCTACAACTGATATGGCTAAAAAGAATCTAGATTGGTTAGAAACTAATACTTATTGGAGGCGTGGTTATATATCCGAAAGTATGGAATCTATTGAACTAGGATATAAGAAGAAGAATGAAGGTAATAAGAAATTTGGATATAGAAGTAAGTTACTAAGTGTTGCTATAGGTCGTAATGAATCTGCTGCTGTAGGTAAGAAAGCTATTGAGATTGACTTTGAAGAATCAGGTAAATCTCCTAATCTACAAAAAGCTTTAGATGTTACTTTATCGAATGTTGAATCTGGTGCTATAGTTGTAGGTACTATTCGAGTATATGGTACAGGTGGTACTAAAGGTGCTAACTGGAAAGCTTTTATGGATTGTTTCTTTAATCCTAGTAAGAATAGTATGCTTGCTTTTGAGAATGTTTGGGATAAGGATAGTAGACATAAAACATGTGGTTTCTTCTTTCCTCAAATATGGAATCTTGAACCATATATATGGCAAGCTAATAGTTTACTTTTTGATGCATTTCTATGGGATCGTAAAGATAAACTTCGTGCTAAAGATCTTAAAGATAGTTATGAGTATATTATATATTGTGCTCAACGTGCTAATACTCCTGCTGAAGCATTTATTAATACAACTGAAAATCTATTTGCTACTCCTGAATTAAACGTTCATGTTAATAATCTTCTTACTGATCCTAATATGAAATTCTATCAGGATGGTTGGTATATAGTAGAAGATGGTAAAACACGTTTTATTAATAGGACAGAATGTATACAACGTAATATATTTGGAGATCATAAGTTTCATGAATATATAATGGATGTACCACATAATAATAAAACAGATGTACATGGATGTGTTAGAGAATACTATCCACCATTTTATATTAATGGTGAAATACCTAAAGATTTATACTTTGCATCACTCGATCCATATAAGGTAGATAAACTTTCTAAAGAAGTTACAGGTAAGCATTCTTTGTATAGTTTTAAAATATGGATGTACAATCGTAATTATGTACCTTATAGAGGTAAACGTATTATGGCAGAGTATTGTGGTCGTTTAGATTCTATGGCTCTTAATGATAGAGAACTTCTTAAAGCTCTAAACAGATGGAATTGCGGAGTTCTTATAGAAGCTGGCACAGGTGAAACTATTAATAACTTTAAAACATGGGAGTATCGTAATAAACTTATGAAAGACCCTACTGCATTTACAGATCGAAGTATTACTAATAGACAGAACATTCCTTATGGTATTGTAATAGGTGATGGTGATACTAAAATCGAAGGTCTGGGTATGCTTAGAGATTATATGTATGAGATCATAGGACGTACAGATGATGGTTCACCTATTTATAGGTTACATGATACATACTCTATAGGACTTTGCTTAGAAGAGCAACGTTATAATAGTAATGATAACTTTGATAGAATAAGTGATGCTATAGTTGCTATGTATGAATTTCGTAAAGATACATTACTTAATGAAAAGAAACAGAATGAAAAATATAATCCTAATACTAAAAGATTAGCTGATCGTTTAAACGCAAAATCATAATATACAAATGGTACAACAACCTGATCAATATGTAAGTTCTAACTTTAAAAGAACTGATAAGAAATGGAGTATAGCAATGACAAATTTTGTTATTGATCTTGCTTCAAGTTTTAATAATAAATCTGATGTACAGAAGTATCTTAATGCTGCTAATGGTATAGTAGATAAGGCAACTTATAAATATGTATTAGCTACATATAATACCGCTCAAGGTAAGAAAGAAGATATGCCAGGTACTATTAGAGATGTAGATTTTCTTAAACCTATTAAAGATAGGTATATGGGAGAATTTATAGGTGCCTATCATAACTATCAAGTATTTGCTAATGATCCGGACGTAGTACTTAAACGTAATGCTAAGATAGGTGAACAAGTATATTCAATGCTTATGCAAAAGTTAGTTAATGAACTTAATGCAAAAGGTGTTGATACTGGTAAGGAATCTAAAGAAGTTCCTGATATTGATAAATGGTTAGAAACTGCTACAGAAGATTGGTCAGATGATCAAGTTATTGAAGGACAGAAACGATTAGATTTACTTAATGCTTTAACAGATGCTAAAGGTAAATATATACAAGCCTATTTTTATTGGTGGGCATGTGAAGAAGTTTATAGTTATAGAGAAGTACATAAGAATGATGTTAGTTTTGATATTATTAGTCCTCTAGAATATTTTAGAGTTTCTAGTGGTAATCAATTTGTTGAAGATGATGACTATGGTATGCGTAAGTATAAACTTAGTTTATCACAAATTATTGATAGATTTAGAGAAGAACTTTCTGATAAGGAAATGAAATATCTAGTAACTCTTAATAATACTAAGACAAGTAACAATACAGCTGTAGTTGATCTTGATATGATTATGCGACTAGATGATTTTGCTGAACGTGGCATTAATCGTGAAAGTGGTTCTTTTCGTAAATCATTTACTGATAAACTATGGTGTGCTGATATTTGGCATACTGTTTATAAGACTCCTATCAAAGTAGGTATACTTACTTTTACAGCACCTACAGGTAAAGTAGAAGAAATGGAAGTTGATGAAGATTATGAGTTCGATAGTGAATCTGGTGATATAGATATTAAATGGGAATATATTAATCAGTTTTGGGAAAGTTATAGAATAGGTCCAATGGATACAGGTATATATCTTAAACCTAGACCTATTGAAGTACAACGTGAAAAGTTTAATGATAGTTCTATATGTAAGAATCCTTATAATGGTATTAGTTATCTTATGAAAGATAATGAGAAAGCTCCTATACCTTATAGAGTATTACCGTATCTTGCATTATATCGTATATATACTTTACAACAAGAGCGTGCTATTGCTAAGTTTAAATCTTGGTTACTTGTACCTGAAACTATATTATCAGATACAGATGAAATGACAACTGAAGAACGTTTAGATCAAGCTAATAAAGATGGTACATTACCTTATAATAATACACAAGATGCTAATGTAGCTAATGGTATTAAAGAAGTAGCTACTCAAGCAGTTGTTCAATATGTTACAGTATTAGATGGTGTTCTTGCTAGACTTAAAGCTGATGCTTGGGAAGTAGCTAACATGAATAATGCTAGAGTTGGTGCAGATCAACCTAGTGGTGCAGGTAAAGCTGTTACTGAATATAGTTATAATCAAGCTCTAACAGGTAGTGTATGGCATCTTGAAATATTTAATAATTTTAGAGAACGTGACTATATGGCTAATTTAGATTTTTCTAAAGTAGCTTGGATAGATGGTAAACAAGGTAGTTTTGTAGATCCTACTACTAACGAAGTTGTATATGTTAAAGTAGATGGAGAGAATCATCTTAGTCAAAACTTAGGTGTATTTGTTAGAAATAGTAATGAGTTAGATGCAATGGCTAAACAACTTAAAGATGTTGCATTTGCTGCTGCTCAAAATGGTAATGAAGATATTGCAGTTGAAGCTATTACTAATAAGAATATATCTAAACTTAAACGAATTATTAAAGATGCGGCTAAAGCTAAACGTGATTTTGAACTACAAATGAAAAATGTTGAAGGTCAAAATGCTACACAAGCACAACAAGTTATTCAACAAACTGAACAAGTTAAAGCAGATGCTAAGAAATATGAGATTGATACTAAATGTCAAAACAATATTGATATTGCATTACTTGAAACAGATCGTACACTTGCTGAATGGGAACTTCGTATGACACAAGATACTAATGCGAATGGTTATGTAAGTGGAGAGGAAATGGGAACCGATCAAACAGAAGCTACTAAGAAAGTTATTGCAGATCAGAAGCAAGCATTAGCTGAACGTAAACAAGCATTTGCAGAGCATAAGTTTAATAAAGAACATGCACTTAAACAAAAGATAGCAAATAAACC